TGAAGGACACGGTTTGCATCGATCTTGAACGAGTCGAAGTATGCCTGAGGAGTACCGAACTCCGAGTCATAGAAAAGCAGGACCGAGTCAGGATACTTGTCCATGTAGGCCTTGGCCATCAGCAGGCTGAACGAGGTCTTGAAGTGCTTTGACGGACCGGCCCAGATGGTCAGACCAGGAGCAAAGCCGCCGTTGATCTTACCGCTCAGTGCGATGTTGATGGCAGGCACCGTGGTGGCGATAGTGTCCTTGGCATTGAAGAACTTAGAGTCCGCCAGGATATCCGAGTCCTTGATTGTAGTATTCTTACGAAGTTTGTTAAGTAGATCCGACATATGTCCTCCTTGTATTCTGAGTATAGCACGAAGTATTATTATTGTACATCAAGAATTTATAATAGACTGCAACTTTTTCTTGAACTCGTTGATCTTAGTTGCTCTATTCGGCCAATGGATATAGGCATTCTTGTCTGCATCTTTAGCAAGATTATTTAAAAGAGGTAGGACCATCTTATAGATCTGCTCTGCTTTCTGTTGTCCTTCTTCGGCTGCTGCTTCAGCCTGTTGAAAGACCTCGTCACTGACAGTGGTAAACCCAAAGTCAAAGTCGTCGTCTAAATCGATATCAGCCATTGATAACTCCTGTTACCCAATTTTCAGCACAGTCTCGTGCGTAGTAGATTGATTTGCCCGTAAGACTGCGTGTTTCTACGAGCCTGCTGTCATTGTATAGATTTACATAATACAGGTTGTTTTCTTGATCCTTGCAGAGTTCTGCAGACCGAGTCGTGTATTCTGCGTTGCCAATGTATTTGTCAATAATCATGAGAACCAATCCTCCAATGTTGCACGCTTCTCTACGTGCCAGCCGATAGTGTTAATGATAGATTCGATGGGTTTGATGTATGCCTTGTCGAACTGAAGCTCACGGTCGATGAACCGATCGAGGCCGAACTCCTTCGGCAGTGTGGACGGACAAGAGATAACGTGCTCCTTTGTAGGATTCGGCTTCTTCAGGTAGGCGAACTTGATCTTTTCACCCGAGCCGATGGTTTCATATTTATTCTGGAGCTTGAGATCCTTGATGATCTTATTGTAGACCACTGCACCACGCACATGGATGGGACAACCAGACTGGAACTGACCAGCAATGAAGTACTTCTCCATGTCCTTGACCGAGCTGGTAAAGGCGATCTCGTCAAAAGGAAGAGTGTTGAACTTCACACGGAAGTCGGCCACGTACCGATGTAACGATGCCTCGTCCTCGTTCATGATGATCTCGAGAGACTTCTTAATGCCGTCACGACACGACGGAGGAGTCGACGAACGAACAGCCTCGATACCCATCATCTTGAGCTTCGGCTTGTCGTACTGCACACCCTCGGAGTTCCAGACGTTAAGGATATACATCTTCTTCGCCTTCCAGATGCCCTTGTTCGCGATGTTCTCACGCTTCATCTGCATCTTCTGGGCATAGGCGTTCATGTTGTCTGCCAGTTCCTGGTAGGCACGATCGATGAACGGTTCGATCTTCTTCTTACAGGCATCATCGATGAACTTGACGATCGTCTCGTCGTCTGCACCGTTCGGGTACATCATGTGCACAAGATACTCGAGAGTGATGTAGATCGAGTCGGTATCGGAGGCGATCACGTAGTCCATGTTCTCGGTCTTGAAGAGACGGTTGAGATACTCGTTCATCTTCTTCTCGATCCAGCGAATCGAGAGCTGACCAGACATGGTGATGGCCTCGGCGTGGTTGATATCGAACCAACGGAAGTACTGGTTACCCAACGCACCGTAGGCAGAGTTTAGCTGGATCTTCTTGGCCATCTGCATGTTATCGAGACGTGCGATCTCCTTGAGAAGCTTCGCATCCTTGGTCTTCTCGTATTCCTTCTTGACCTCGATCATCTGCTTCTTGTACATAGTACGATCGTTGTACATGCGATCCATCAGACTCGGTAGGAAGCCTCGCTTCTCCTTCGAATACATACAAAGGTTGGCGGCGAGAGCACAGTTCGTCTTCTGTAGATATTCACCGAACTTCTCTGCACCGCCAACAAGTAGGTCGTCGATCGTCACCTTATCGTTCAAGCGGGTTACAAAGGTCTCGGGGGAGATATTGTACTGCATGATAAGGTGAGGGTAAAGGGAGTTAAGATCGAACGACACAACCCATTTGCTCAGACCGGTCTTCGGCTCCTTGACATAACCACCGACCAGTGCACCACCGTTCGACTTACCGAACGGGTTGACAACGATGTTGCGATCCATCAGATAGTTGTGGGTGATAACATCCCACTGCTTCACTGATGCAAGACAGTCGTTGTAGTTGATCTTGGCGTCGTAGGCCATGGCATAGACCAGCTCGATCAGCTTCAGCTTGTCCTCAAGCTTCTCGACGATCTCAACGTCATGGATGTTGTACTCCATGTACTTTTGAAAGTTCTTGAGACGAAGGTCGTCAAGGTTCTCATACTCAGAGTAGTCGAGCTTAGGTAGATTCAACTCCACCATGCCGATGTGATCGAGCTTATAGGACTCACGTGTGACGTACGTGAACTTCTTGTAGAGGTTCATGTAGTCAAGGACAGCAATGCCTACTGGTGTATAGGCCAGCTGATTTCGTCCTCGGACGGGTACCTGGTAGTCCTTGAGGATTCCCCACGGGGAAAGACGGAGCGCTGCATCATCTCCGAGTACTCGTCGGATACGATTGACAAGGTACGGGATGTCGAAGAACTCGATGTTCCAGCCCGTGACCACGTCAGGCGAATATTCTGGTCCATTCCAAATCCCGAGGAAAGACTCCAGTAGGGCTGCTTCATCCCTGCATTTGTAGTATTTGACATTAGGCAGATGCTCCTTGTATTCACCGCAACCAAGGCAAACCTTCTTACCATTGCGGCCGATGGTAATGGCAGTGATCTCATTCTGTGCCAGATCGATGTCAGGGAAACCACCGTCGATGGCGGTTTCGATGTCGATCGAACAAACGGAGATCTGGGCCGGATCATATCTGATCTGTCCCTTATAGTTGTCATAGATGTACATGTATGTGAAGTCGGACATGCCATAGATGTTCATGCCGCTCACGTTCTCGTACTGGTTGAGAAACTCTCGTGCCTCGTACATCGAGTCGAAGTCCACGCGTCCGACGTATTCACCCTTCAGGTTGGTATACTCGGTGGACTTATTAGAAGGAATAAATAGGTACGGCTTATACTTGGTGGAAAACTTGTACGGCTTGCCGTCTTTAATTCCACGAACCAGAATATTACCTTTATGCCGTGTTATATTGGTGTAGAAATTCATAATGTCTCCTTACGGGCAATCTTAAGTATAACACGAGCCCAAAAATATGTACACATAAAAGGAACTAAAAATGAAGTTGACTGAACATTTTACTCTAGCAGAAATGATCGTTTCTCCTACCGCTAAAAGACTCGGCCTGAACAATACACCAACACCTGAACACATCGAGAACATGCGTTACTGCTGCGAGAAGATCCTTGAGCCGGTTCGTGCAAAGTTCGGTCCTGTACAGGTCAACTCGTCGTATCGTGCACCGCTGGTAAACAAGGCTGTTGGAGGATCGAAGACCTCTCAGCACGTTAACGGTCAGGCGATCGACTTCGAGGTTCCAGGAGTCGACAACAAGAAGGTGGCTGATTGGATCGCCGACAACCTTGAGTTTGACCAGGTTATTCTAGAGTTCTACACCGCCGGAGACAAGAACTCTGGATGGGTGCACGCCTCGATCAAGAAGGAAGGCGGCAACCGCAAGCAACGCCTCATCGCGAAGAAGTCGAAGGCCGGCGGGACCCAGTACGTTCCTGTTGCCGACTTTGATCCAGCAACGACTCGCGACGCAGGTGCTCCTCAAGTAGCTCGTCCAGCAGCTTCTCCAGCTCCGTCTGCTGCCCAAAAGGCAACTCCAGCTGTTCAGGGTCTTGGTCCAATGGCTGCTCTCCAAACAAAGTGTGGTATTGCCGCAGACGGCAAATGGGGTCCTGGTACTTATAAGGCGGCACGTGACTACTTTAAGCTGACGAACAACCAGGCAGCCCACTTCTTCGGCCAATGCTCTCACGAGTCAGGCGGATTCAAGGTGTTCTCTGAGAACCTGAACTACTCTGCCCAGGGTCTGAACGGTATCTTCAAGAAGTACTTCCCAACACCGGCTTCAACAGCTGGTTATGCTCGTAAGCCAGAGAAGATCGCCAATAAGGTTTATGCAAACCGTATGGGTAATGGTCCAGAGTCTTCAGGCGATGGCTGGAAGTTCCGTGGTCGTGGTCCAATCCAGCTGACCGGCAAGTCGAACTATACGTTGTTCTCACAAGATATCGGTCGACCAGATGTCCTGACAAACCCAGACATCGTTGCTACCGAACTTGCATTCGAATCGGCTCTATGGTTCTTCCGTAAGAACAACCTGTTTGCAATCGCAGATAAGGGTGTGACGGATGCCGTGATCACGCAGATCACAAAGCGAGTCAACGGTGGAACACACGGTCTTGATGATCGACTAAAGAAAACCAAGCAGTACGCCGCTTGGGGTTAAGTTAAAAGGGGGAGGCAAAACCTCCCCCTTCTTTTTTATAATGTGATTAGTGAGTAGAGACACATTAGTGTCAATGCCACAACCGACCACGCAGATGCCCGTGAAACAGGCACCGTCAAGTCTTCCTTAAACATCTTACTTTTCCTTACGTTCTGCCAGAAATTCTGCAGTCGAAGGTGCAGATGTTTCTTCCTCGTCTTGAATCTCTACCTTCTTTGGCTTCTTGTGTTCTGGGATAATAGCTTCCAGAACAATCTTAAGAATGCCATTCAGAAGAGATGCACCACGAATCTCTACATTATCCGAGAGAGTGAAGGTGCGAGTGAAAGGACGCATTGCGAGTCCTTGGTGAAGCATCTGAGGCCACGTCCAATCTCCAGCTGAATCCTGCTCTGCAGGTTCGCCGGATGTGGTGTTACCCTTGATGATCAGCTTGTCGTCCACGATCTCGATCTCAAGATCCTGCTTGGCAAAGCCAGCAACGGCGAGTTCGATCGTGTACTTGTTTTCGTCAATCTTCTTGAGATTGTATGGCGGATACTTTGCAGCAAGGGTCTGAGCTTGGTCAGCAACCGATGCCATCTTCTCCGCGACCTTATCGAATCCTACAAAGAAACGATCAAAGTCCTTAAACGAGTGGTTATGATTCCACATGTATGCCTTCTCCCTTACTTGCAGCGCTTAAACAGTTCACGGTTATTGAAGAACTCAGTCTTCGAAAGTCCTTTGCTAAGGTCTTTATCAGCATACTTGAAGAGCTTTACGTTCAGCGTACAACCGGTATTCTTGAGCTCATCTACCGAAAGCTCACCGCTCTTGTCCGTATCGAGACGGTCAAAGAGAGTATTCTTCCATGAGAGGGCTGAAGCCGGGGTTGCAATAAGTGCAGAGGCCATGAGGCCAGCGAGGATCGCTTTCATATATTTTCTCCTATTAAGCGAGTTTTAAGTTGTGTCACCCATTAGGCGTGACGAGTTATTTATACGAGTTACTTAGACTTCTTGATACGTTCGCGTAGCCCAGACGAACTATAGTTGTGCCGACGAGCACAATAGTAAATAGGAATGTCTAGATCAGCGCCGGTAAAATCGGTACGACCACGATAGTCATCACCAAGGAAACGAACATCCCAGTCATAACCTGCAAGGAGGTTATAAAGATCTGCTTCAGTATCGTATGGAATCACCTGCTCGACGTATTCACAAGACTCAACCTGTATATAGCGTTCAAACAAACCTTGAACCGGCTTGTTCTTTTCAGGACGATCAATCGTAGGATCTGACTGCAGTGCTACGATAAGCCGGTCACAGTTATCTTTAGCCTCCTTTAACATCAGGATATGACCGGCATGAAACAGGTCAAAGCAACTGGCTACAATGCCAACACGTTCAGTCATAGGGAACTCCTGGATCTTGCTTACGACCCATATAGTGGTCGTCTGAAACACAATAGAACTGTGCAGAGGTTTGCGTATTAATCAAAGTCTTTGTAACCTGGCTGGCAAATTCGACGCACTGGTCCTTGCCAGCCGCCTCGTAGATGTCCTTGCCGAGGAACTCGCCGTCGTTGGTAAACAGGAATACGATTAGCCAGAACTTCATATCACTTCACCACTACGAGAGACTTAGGATCAGCACAACGCCGGCCAGCATCGGTATCAACAAGAACCATGCCTTGAGTATAGCAAGCAGCTGTTATAGCCCGTGCTTCTTCTTTTGCAGCGATGTTTTGTGCGGCCACCGAGATCAATGCATAAAAGAAAAGGCCGCCGAAAATCAGAAACAACGTAAAGCCGCTGAACACCTTATCTTCAACAAATTCAAGAAACTTATCGAACTTCATAATATCTTCCTTCACTTAAAATTTAACGGTTGGTTTGGTTGGCTACCCACTTGTGGTGGAGGCCAACCTCGCGGCCGTAAGCCTCGATCTCCCAGGGAGCATCCCAGTAGTCATCTTCCTTGGATTTCGGTGACCAGAGTTCACCCTGCCAGCGAGTAACGATCCGAAGACCCTTACCGATACGCGCCAGAGCCAGCTCCTTACCAAGTTCGTTCTTCGCGTATTGCTTGACGTGAACCATCTCATGGGCAAGAGTCTTGATCATGCTATCAAGCTTCTGCTTACGCAGGCGGATGGTAAAGTACCGAGGGTTCTTGTGATCGACTTCTGAGATGCACTCGCCCTCGACATCAAGACGATTTTCGATCTCGATGTCGAGCTCGATCTTTTGAACGGTACGAGGATGCAGCAGCTGCTTGGCAAAGAAGCGGGCAGCCTCATCGAGGACCTTGAGCTTTGCGCCACCAGGGCCGGAGATACTAATGATCATGATATTCTCTCTTTAATAGAGTTCTAGGCTAGATCAATATTCATCCAAAGAAACAAAACCCCACGAAGCAACACGGTGACGGCTACCGTCTTCGAGCTCGAGGATGTCACCAACCGACATCGAAGAGCAAGGACCGAGACGTTCGATCTTCGACTCATCTTCCCAGAGGTTCATTTCACGGAAAGCATCTTCCATATCGGTGGTATCAACGTTAGCAACGTGGGTGTAGTACTCGAACATTTCAGCGCTGAAGGTACGATCGAACGAGCGAGCGAAGTAGGCCTTCGACTTTTTCGTTTCCTCACCACGATTGATGGCATCAACTTCGGCATCGGTGAGCTGGATCTGATAAACCTTGATCATTTCGAAAAGTTCCTTCGTTGTTTTGTTAATACCATCCTACAGCGATTTGCATATATTGTACACAAAAAAATGCGGTCAGAACGAGTCCAACCGCATTTTTATTTTGATTTAAATCAATGGCTTAGAAGCGGTA